AAGGAAACCTCCGAGAAATCGGGGGAGCCCGCCAGAACCAGCTCGAAAGCCGGTAAACTGGTCGTCAGCAATGTAACCTTGGTCTAGAGCTCTTTCGAACTCTTTACCGAAGGCCGGGAGCGTAATCGTCAAGAACGATACGCCCTCGTGTTCGGTCCGAACCGAGACGGTATTAATGTCTCGGTCGGCGCTTGTGCTACACCACATGGCCAATTCTTTGGCCAATTCCTGCCAGAGCAACATTAGGCTTTTCACACCACCTCCTTAATCAGGGGGAAAGTGATCCCTAGCCTTATGTTAGCTATCTCGGAGGGTCTCAAGGTGGTCCTCACGGATCTCCTTGAGCGCCTGCTCGACCCCCGCCTTGAAGTTCTCAAAGCGGAGGTCGTAGTAGAACGAAATCCCTCCGTTCCCGTAGTGCGCAACGATAGACATGAAGTCCTCGTTCCACACCGCGGCAGAGTGGGGTGCGGTGATCTCCTCACGGAGATCGAAGCATTCCCACGCTGTCAGGTCCGGGAGGGCCTTGAACAACCAGTTGTTGAGGTTGGTCTTGAACTTCTCCTGGAAGTGGTCAGGGACGGGCATCATCTGCCCGTTTCTGTACTCGTAGAACATAGGACTCCTATCGTTGCGTGCGGATATATTGCATTTACACTACGGGGTTCGCGAGGAGCTAGGAAATCCTAGCTCTCACCGCCAAGAAGCTTGGCAATGATCGCGTCCGAAGAGGCGATGTACAAGGCCTTGAAGCCGTCGTACACCTCCTTAACCTGCGCATTCGTGTAGCCGACGCGAGGCACGTCAAAGACGATGTAATTGCTCATCGACACTGACGTGTTCTCGGCCGGCTTGAACGGATCGCTGGTGATCTTCGAATGGTCAATCCGAAGCACCCGCCTGTTCCTGCGCCCGTAGGCGTGGGAGAGCGAGAGCTTGATCAGTCCGTCCGCCGACATGTACTCCGACTTGTTCTGCAGCGAGGCAACTCGCGGCAGGCTAGACGTAGCACCTGCGATGGTGATGGACTGCGGATCGGATAGCGCCATAAGGCGTGCTCCTTTCAGGGACCCTTAATATACATGGGTCCCCAGTTGGTGTTTTGGCAGTGAACCTACCTCAGGCTCGGGTAATACCCAAAGCCGTGAGAATGGCGATCTGTCGGGCTGACAAGGCCTCCCAGGAAACGCCAAATCCAAAGGGGTTTGCGCGCCGTCGTGTCTTCGTTTCGATATTGAAGACCAACGGCTGCACCGGAATACCAGACTTATATTTGGTACCCTGGTGTGTAAAGGTACTGGACATAACTACATGTTCCATGATGTACCCATACCGCAATACCAGACCATCGGTGGCCCAGTCCGAGAGATTATCAACTACATCTCCCGTATTGGAAAACCAATCGATTGCCCAGCTCCACGGGGTGAGATTCCAGAGAACATCTGGACTGAGTTCGAGGCCAAGAAGTTTCTTGGCATATAGCGCACCACGATCCATAGCCTTCCGGCTGTCGTAACCGGCTGGCAGATGGTACGTGAATGCGCCCGAGAACCAGATCCGTCGTTGATATCGATCAACGCGGTGTATCTCACCTGTCGTGCCTGACGACCCGACGAAGTGTTGTGACAAGGTTGGCCCGTAAGGGGCTCCCCCTGCCACTTTGCCTCGATCGAGTGTCAGTTCTTCAATGGGAAATTGATACTGACGTCTTACGACCCCACCCGCATCACGCTCATATTGTGCAAGCACTTTCTGAGCCTGACCGACGGCTTCGGCAAATTTCCGAATGTCGTTAACGAGTGGTTTCCATCCGAACTCATAGCCTAGGTAGTTGCCGCCCGCGGTTTTTACATCGCGTACGACTTCCG